CAAGTTCAAGTTGCAGCAGACGATCTACACCCCTGCCGATAGACCTCACCTGAAATCATCGTGTAAAGGGTGCTGTCTTTCAGCAGTTGATAGATGTCGCCTTGAACCTGTTTCGATGTCTTTGCCATAGTTCCTGTTACTTGTTAAATCCGAGTTGTTTCAACATCTTGGGTACAAGCTGGTCGGCAAGCAGTTCCGAGCTGTCAAGCACGTTGTAACCCTTTGCGGACACGTAAGAGGCGTATCGCATTCCGGCAACGACGATAAGCACAATGCCTTTCGGGAACTTCCCGGCAAGAGAACGTGCGTAGGATATTCCCGTGCTTCGTCCCTCGTCGTTTCCGTCTGGCTTGCCGAAAGAGCCTGTCTTGTACACCTGCCCGTCAACGACCACGATATAACCGACGGAGCTGCGGAGGTTCTTTGTGCGGTCTTTGTACGAACCGTTCTCGATAGCCTCGTTGCGCACTTTTTCGCCTATGGCGCACAAGTTGTAGATGATGGCTTGTTTCAGCCTGTTCATCCGCTCCTTGATGTAAGCGTCTATTTGCGATTTCGGTGTTATCTGTCTTATCGGCATAATGTAAAGTTATTTATTGCTGATTCGGCGTATGTGCCGTTTTCTTTTCGCTTCCGTATGTTTGGGCGTTCCCGTCATTTCAACACGGCATTCGGGCTGAAATGCGTTTACACCCAAATCCTCAATTCACAGACCGCCTCCAACGGCTCAACCTGCATAATGGAAAATTCCCCGACCACGTTCCCGGCAAGGTCTTTCAACCGTACCTGCTCGGCTTCAAACGGCTGTTCCTCTATCAGCACGGTATATTGCGCCGTAGTGAAATGCTCGCCGTTGACACGTCCGAGTTGGTTGTACTTGTTTGCCGAGTATTGGCAGGGTATCGGGTCGCCCCAAGCTACAGAGCCGGGCTTCTGCGGATAACCCGTTTCAGGGTCGATGCCGCCTCCCGTTTTCCGCTTTACTTCGATTGTGCCGTTTTGGATAATCATAGCCGTGAACCTTTATATCCGTAAATGGGTTTCGGCGTTCCTGCCTCGTCGCTTGCCCCGAAGTCGTCATACAGGCTGTTAGCCCGGTTGCGGAACTGTTTGCGCTGTTCGTCCGTGAACGAATAGGACTGTCCGCCCTGTGACACGTCGGGTGCTATCGAAAGCCACATCAGGAGGTCAGCGACGGCAAGGTTATATTCCTTGCTTTTATGCACCTCCTGTGTCGCTTCGGTTGTCAGCGACAGACCCCGTTTGTCCGCTATCGCAGTCAGCGTGCGGAGAGGAACGGGGTAGGCATTAACGCCTTTCAACGCTTCGAGAACTGTTTCCATAGCTCAACGCTTTAATCCCAGTCCTTAGCGTCAGTTCTCACATACAGGTTGCGGTACGCCGTGTCAAACACGGGAACTGCGTCAGCCTGTCCGATAGTAACCTCGCTCTGCGGTTCAGCCGTGCCGTACTTCTTGATGACGGTATGCGCACGTTCCGCACGGAGTATGAGGTCGCTGTTTTCTTGCAAGATGTCATACTGCGTCGTTCCAAGGCGTTCCGTTTCAGACAGCACCAAACGGCAGTTCTCGAACGGGTTGCCCGAAGTCTGCGAGCCGTCCGTGAACTCACGGGTGATGGTCTGGTCGATGATACGGAGCTGTATGCCGTTGAGCCAAGCCTGTTTCGCAAGCATCGCATTGACTTGCGTGAGGTCGGGTGTCTGCGAAATACCGAGGGCGTTAGCGGCAAAAGAGGCGCAAGCCTTGATGATTTGGTCTGCCGACGCAATCTTGTAGAACTCGTCGAGGTTCACGAACGCAAACTTCGGGTTCAGCTTGTTGTCCTTTGCCAGCTTGACGAACGTGCGGAGGTCGCCGATGATGTCTGCGGTCGCCTTGTTCGCCCAATCCACGGTGGTTTTCACTTTCATTTCGTCGTCCACGTCATAGTCGAGGTCGAATTCATTGGCATAGGTGGCGTTGGTGGTTGTCGTGAATTTCAGCACGCCTGCGTTCGAGGCGAGTTTCCATGCGATGTACTCCAACTCCGACTGTACGCCGTTGAAACAGAAATCGACATCCTCGCCCCAATACTGCACGAGCTTTGTTGCGTCATCGTCCTGTGCGAAAGCGAGAGCGGTCTGATACTCCTTGATTTCCGAACGGGACAGTTCCCGGCTTATGGAAATGAAAGGAATGTCACCTTTCGCGCTCTCGAAGATAGGACGACGCTTACGGAGGATGGTCCCGTTGTCAGTGTGCAGGTCGGCTGCAACGTTCGCCTTTGCGAGTTGGTTCTGCAAAGTGCGCCAGATGAAGCCGTTTACCTTTCTGACGGGAAAATGCGTCGCAAACAGGAAAGGGGTCGCGTCCGCTGTGTTCAGACGTGCCTGCACCATTTGTTGCGACAATCCTTGGATGAGTGTATTTACGATTGTTGCCATAAAACGTCAGATTTTTAGTAGTTGATGATACCTGTGAGATATTTAGCCACACACTCCGGCAGCGGATTGCCTTTCGTCACGCCGATAAGCCAAGCGTCGGTGTCGAGGTTCTGCCCACTGACCACAGGCTTGCCCGTTCCCACGAGGGAAAGCGGCGTGTATTTCAGCTTCGATGTGTTCGATGCGGACTCTGCGGCAGCTTCAATGAGGAAACCGCCCTTTGCGATAGCTTTCAGCGTCGTTCCGACAGTGATAGTGTCGTAATCCTTGCCGCTGTCGTCAATGGCTGTAATGGCGTATGCCAAACCTCCCTCGGCGGTCATAACGAAGTCGCCCACCTTGAAGTTGTGCAGCTTCTTGACCTTGATAGCGGTTTCGGAAGCACCTACTTCGGCAACCACCTCGGCGATTTTCACGACGTGGCAGATCCCGTTGTCGGGTGCGCTCAACACTGCTCCCTCACGAAGATAGTCGCCTCCAAGCTCGGAGATTTTCACAGACACGCCGCCCCGGATGTCGGCGACCTTGTGCTGGAATACACGAGGAACTCTTGTGTCCTTGCGTCTTTGAACTGTCATGCTCATTTTCTTCGGTTTTTAATTGTTAGACATTAGAACGGCTGACCGTCTTTCGGCTTGCTGTCACGGTGTGCGATAGCTTCCTGCTGCTCTTTTGTCAGCTCGCCCCCTTGGTTACCTGTGCCGCCTGTTACGGTCGGCTTTCCGAAGACAGCCCCTTTTGCCTGTACGTCGCTGACTATGCCGTTCACCTCGGTAGTGATTTCCCCGACAAGAGTGTTAAACTGTTCGTCGGTCAAATTGTCAACGGGTGTCCGCTCATAAGCCTTGCGGAGATTTTCAGGCAACTTTTCGATGATTGTTGAAAGTTGCTGCTTACGGGTTGCAGTTGTGCGCTCGCCGTCCATCTTGTCGAGGCGGTCGTTCAGCTTCTTGTTGCTGTCGATAAGTGCCTGCGCCCAAGCCGGAACTTGCTCCTGTGCGCCCCCTGCGGATTGCTGCTGTACGGTTGTGCCGCCGCCAGCCTGTCCTGCCGCACCCCCGTTAGCGTCGATTTTCTGCCCGTCTTTCAGTCCGTATTTCGCTTCGTAGTTTTGTACGGCTGTCTGTTGGGCTTCGGTCGCACGGCTGTCGCCGTAGCTCTCGATGATTTCGATGTACTCCTGTGTTACCCCTGCGACGGCAGTTGTAACCTGTTCGTCGGTCGTGACAGTCTTGGCGAGCTTCTCGGCAATCCTGTTCAGCACGTTTGCGTTGACCCCCGGAAACTTGGCTTTCAACGCATCAAAAAGTTTCTGTTTCATACTCGTATGATATTTAACTAATCAGATTAAACGCCACAAATGTAATCAATTTCCGGCATAGTGATTATATTGTAATCAGAAAATCGTCGAAAAATTTTCATATCTCGCATATTTTGCTATGGTTAAGGCATTCAGTGTATTGTGCTGTTTGATGATTAAACAAGAGTTAAAAATAAACTGAACAGATAAAAAAATCCTCCGAAAAGTGTGTTATTACCAAAATACTTCACTTATATTTGCAACGTGATTACAAGATAAACAGTTTGAACCGCAAAATGACAGCAGATATGAACAAGAACAGTTTGGCATACAGTACAAGAGACATTAACCGCAACTTCCGTATCAAGGTTGCCGGGGTTGACAACGAGGGCAACAAGATTAACATGCTCGTTGGCGTTTCGGGAGCTTTGAAACTGATAGGGGTTGAGCTTTTGAACAAGTTCCTCAAAAGGGCTTTCAGCTGCATGGACGATGTTTGCGTTTGCAAGCTGCGCAGAGGTTTGAAATTCAGTTTTTACATCAAATAACGGAGGACAGGAATATGGCAAAGAGTATCATTGAGGGCGCATACCTCGTAGGTTTCGAGCCAAGCTCGGACAACCTTTCAGACGAAGCCCTGTATGCGGAGGCAATAGAATTTTTGAATAACTCAATCAGATTTTAATAACCATCTAAAAATTACAGTATTATGGCACAGACAACCGAATTACAGCAAGGTTTGAACGAAGTAGTGATGAACAAAGTTCAGAGAATGATTGACGGCAAAGCCGTCGGAGTACGGGCAACAATGGAACGCCTCGTGAACGAGGGCAAGATTGCGCAGGACTACATCGCCCCGATAGGCGTGAACCTGAAAATCAACGACCACAGCCCGGTTATCACGTTCAGCGCAAACGGCTCTCTCCGCATGGATATGCCGGACGGACAGTTTACGCTCCACGACAACGCCATAGGGCAGCTCGCCGACCGTATGGGCATACCTCAGCGATACCTGCGTGGGCTTGCTTCGGGCGAGCCTTGGGCGAAGCAGCTCGCAGCGACACTCCTTAACGAGCATAGCGGCTGGACGCAGCGAAGCCGGGTTCTCGTGAGGACGGTCGGAAAGCAGGTAAGAGGCGTGTTGAGCGACAGCTACCGCCGATTGAACAGTGTTGAAATCCTGACGGCTTTCGTTCAGGAAGCGGCGCAGCAAGGAGCGGTCATCTCGGACGCTTATATGAACGACACCAAGATTTGGGCTGAAACGATACTCCCGACACCGCTTACCGTCCCGACAGCCAATAACGGCGACGTGGTTATCTTCGCCGGGGCAAGGTTCAGCACATCTGACTATGGCGACGGTGCCGTTGACATGAGGGCTTTCCTCTTGAACGGGGCTTGCCTTAACGGTATGGTTCGGGAGAGCGTGATGAAGCAGGTACACCTCGGCTCGAAGCTCCCGGACAACCTGCAACTGTCGCAACAGACCTACGAGCTTGACACCAAGACGACCGTATCGGCGGTTCGTGACTTGACAAAAGGGCTTTTCAGCAAGGATAACCTCATGAAGAAAGCCATAGAGATACAGGGCGCAAGCGAAATGGAGGTTGACTTTGAACACGAGCTGAAACGCCTGACACGTGACGGAGGGCTGCTCAAACAGGAGGGCAAGGAGGTTGAAAAAATCCTCATGCGCAACGACCCGGAGGACGGCGTACAGGGAGGAGCGACCCTTTGGAAGCTGACACAGGCTATCACGGCACACGCACGGGAACTCTCGCCCGAAAGAAGCCGCGAATTACACGAATTGTCGGGGCAACTCCTTAACCGTGTGAAAGTAACCGCATAACATAACAATCGCCCGGCAGAGAAGCGCAAAACAGGCTCTGCCGGGCTTTAATCATCAATACGACTATGGCACAGGAATTTGAATTTGAAGAGAACCAAAACAATTACGGCGTACTTGACTACAAACACGCCCACACGCTGAAACGGTACAAGGAGCTATGCGACGAGCGATGCAAGGTCGATGTCGCCAAATACGACTGTTTCTTCGCTTTCTCCAACCGACAGTTTGACGAGGGGCTGAAATCCATACGCCCGTTACGGGAGGGCGAGAAGCTCGTTTCAATCGGAGCGGGAGCTTACGGGACAAAGGACGGGGCGAAACGCCTGTTTGCGTTCTATGACAGCATAAACGACAAAATACGCACCGAGTGCAATCCGCAGGAGGTGTACGTCTATGAGTACAACAATCACGAGTGCTGCATAGACTGGGACGGAGATTTGAACGCCATCCGCATTATCGCCACCGTGTGGGGCAATGATGTAGCCCGGACAATCAAGCGTAAGAACGCCTGTTATCCGATTGAGAGCATTTTTAAGTAGTTATCGCTGACGATAATTCAGTTATCGCTGCGATATGATTTTTTTAGATGCTGTTTTTCTATGAAATCAGGGAAAGTTCACCAAAAACCGGGTAAAAAGTTGGCAAAAGTCCGACCACCCTAAAATCCGTTATCGCTTCCGATAATCATCTTTATATGTGGTTATCGTTAGCGATAATTATTCAGAAACCGTGTTATCGCAGGTATAACCCCAAAATTAAGGCGTTTTCACGGCGAAAGTACACATAGTATAGTAAAAGAAAATAGAGTACAGTAAAATAGAGATAATCCTATATCAGGATTATAGAAAAAAAAGACTACTAACGTAGTCTAAAAAAAGACCCTTACGGGTCAGGCGACCACGCCTCCAATCTTTGGACGGGAAATAACGCCTGACATACGTGTGGGGGCGAAAAACAGAAAAGACAATGGCAAAGAAACAGTACAAAATCAGAGCGAGGCTCGTGTTCAACGGGCAGGTCATAGTGGCGGCGCACAGCCGACAGGAGGCAGAGGCGATAGCGGAGAAAGGTATCGCCGGGCAACTCGGCAAGGTCGAGGTTCAGCCGACAGAGGAGGAACGCATACAGGATTGGGATTTCTCAATCAAGGGCGAAACAGTTATCAACCGAAAACAGGAGGGAGGCGACTGATGGGCTGCAAGGATTGGTTTTACCGGGTCGAGTTCAAAGAGCCTCCCATAGAGGGCGACGACCGGACGGCGTTCAACTTTTCGAGCCTTGCCGCCATCTATGAACAGTTCACGCCGGAACAGGTCGGGTGCAAGGTCTCCCGGCTGTGGAACATCGGAGTATCGGACGGCGTTCCATACAGGGGGCGCAAGTGTACGATAACCGTCGAACATATCCGCCGGAAGAAACAAAGCAAAGCCCCGACAACGGGCGATAATCCGACGGACAATAAGTTACACGATTGCGAAAAGTTAAGCCGAAATACGGCGAATTTGAGGAAAATAACTAAGTTTGTAGGCGATATGAAAAAGATACCGAAAATAGTTTTGGACGAAGCCGAAAGGCAGGGTCTTGACAGAATGGCTGCATACCTGTGCGATGTTGACGGTCGTGCGATATACAGCTTGGGCGTGGAGAGTAGGGAGCGTTGGTTTCCATGCCCACCCGACGCTCCCGTGTTGGTTTCGCTGAAAGACGGCGTGATAAAGCCTTTCGACGACTTCGCTTCAATCTACGGACTTCTTAAAACGACTTGAAAATACGGGGTTTATCAACTTGTCGTCAATGCGCAAAATGCCGATAATGTTGTGTTTCATTTCGTTGATGTCATCATAGAAATCCATCGCACCTCCACGGCGACCTGATTGTGGGTCAAACCATAACAGGTTGCCGTCTTTTTGTCGTTCGAGGATAAAAACATGGGCGTCGCCCTTTTTCCATGCGCAGTAAATCTCGTAACGACCTTGTGCGGCTGTCTTATCCTCGATGAATTTCAGTTTGGCAAACCCGGTGTCCTTTATCCCTGCCGACAATTCATAGTCAGCCCTCTTGCCGTCCGCTGTCAGGAAGCGGTCTGTCCAATTCACTTTTTTGCTCACGCAGAATCGTCTGAAACTCCGATATTTCTTGTAACCTTTCAATACTGGGTTTGGCGTTGCTTGCAGGTCGAACCCCCGGCGGCGAAGCTCGTAGGTCATGGTGCAGGTTTGGCAGTTGTGGTGGTAGCCTAAAGCCTCTGCATCAGCGAGCGAATAATTCGGGTTGCACTTGCTGCCGTCGGCTTCCGTGAAGTTCATTATCTTGCCTTGCAGGACAGGCAGTACCGAAGCCAATTCCCGGTTGTTCTGCGCTATGGCGGCAGAGAACCCGGCGTGCTTCTTGTTGTATGCCAAAGCCTCCGCATATTCCTCGTGGGTGTCGTATGGCATTCTCATCGCATATAGCTTTGCGTAGCCTTTGGGCAGGTATTTCGGGTTGTCCTTGATGAAGTACGGCACGGAATAGCTGCGCTTCGCACGATCCTCGTTGTCTTTGAGCCATTGCTTGAAACCGCCCGGCACATCTTCGACACGGTTCACGCTCTTGCCGTCGAGCGGCTCTCCGTCCAATATGCGCCGTGTGTCCTCGGCTATTTCCTCGTCCGTTTTCAGTATCGTCACAGCCCGGCAGCGGCAGTGCGGGTGCCAGCCTGTAAACTTGAAGTCCTTTGGGTAACGCCCTTTCAACTTGTCGCAGATGTCGGTAAAAGGCACGCCGTTGAGCGTGTGGTTGTTCGACAGTTTGATTTCAATGCCGACAACGAAGTCAAGCTGCTGCCAACGCTCATAGTCGGCTGTCATATAGGCGATGTTGGTTTCCGTGGCGGCGAGCCTCCGGGCGTTCTTGTACGAGCTTCTGTACACGCCACGTCCGGGGTGGAACGCCGCCGCACGTTTCGACAGTTGCAGCTCCCCGTGTTCGTCCCTGACACGACGGAAGAGCTTGTCGGGATAACGCAGATAGCTCCGCAGTTCCTGCGACATTTCATCAGCCGACAGACCGTTGCGTATGCCAATATCCAAGCCAAGTTCTATTTCAGCTTTGAACTGATCCGTGTACCGCCATACCCTGTCGGAGAGGTTAAGCCCGTTTACCTTCCGTTTCTCGAAAGCCTCCCGTGCGCTGTCGTTGGTGCTAAAATAACGACGGTACTGTGCCTGTGTCAGCTTGCCGACGTTATCCCCGAACACCTGCCGGGCAAGTTCGCTGTTTTTGTTGTTGGCGAGCGTCCATTCAGACCTTATCCCGTTGATTATGATTGACGACAAGCCGTTTTGGAGCTTCTGTAACAGCTTTTCGACCCGTTTCCTTATTGCAGGGTAGTCGTCGAAAGAAAACAGCGTGTCGGGCTTAAAATCGGGCAAAGACAAGCCTATCGCCACAGCCTGTGTGATGACCTGGCGATAGAGCCTGTCTATCTCTCGCTCGTATGCCGATAGGTTGCTTTGGTGCCGACGGTCGTATTTATCCGTTGCCATTGTCTGCGTCCTCCCGTTTCAAAAAATGTTCGCATTGTGGGTCTGACAGGAAGCGGCAGTATTTCCCCTCCTTGTAGAACGGACAATGACACAGGATAAAATGCCCGTCAATAGCCTTGCTGCACCAATCGTAGCTGTGCTTGCAATGGCGGCACTGATATTTGGGCTTGTCCGGCTGTTTGCCCCGTTGTGTAGTCATTTTCCTTGCCATAGCCGTTATTCTGTCATTTCAAATGCGTCTATTTTATCTTCCTCTGCAATCTCACGCAGGGTCTTGTCAACATCGTCGCTATGCCCGTACATTTCGATAGACTCACGCTGTGACATGAGAGCTTTGCCGCCGTTCGCCGCCATGAGGTTGTTTATCGTGTCCTTTTCGTCCGTTATGGCGAAAGGCGTTATCAGGGTTTCGACTTTCAGAGCGTCAATGTCGGCGGCATAACTCTCGCCGAGCATTATCTTGGCAAACGCTTTAACGACATTCATCTCACGGTCAAAGAACTCAATCAGTCGACCGCTCTCGTCCTTGACTTTCAACTGTGCGTCGATGAACATCTGCTTGCGGCTTTCTCCTGACAAGGCTTGCTGCGACATCTTCCCATAGCTCCAATCCGGTAGCTGCAACTGCGTGAAGAAAAGGTCGCGGAGCTGTTCGACATAGAATTTCAGGTTTTCGACAGCCTGCGCCCATGTCACATATTCAGCCCTGCCGTTCTGTGGATATTGCATCACGGAACGGAACTCCCTGTTAGGGCTTTTTTCGTCCCCGTAGCTTATGGCTTCGTCCGCAAACACGATGAAGATAGGCTTGGAGTTCTGACGCAGGTAGTTCCCGTTCCGGCTCAATGCCCATTCGATTTCATAAACCGTCTTTGAGGTGTCCTCCCATATCGGGGTCGGTCGCCACGCATACACGCCGGGGATTTTGCCGAGTGTGATGTTCTCGTTCTCGACTTCTGCCCAGCCTCCGTTCTCGTTGCTCCACTTGATGTGCTTGTCGGCTGTATAGGTGTCGAAGTATTGCACGTACTTCCTGCCTTTCTTCCGTGTGTAGCCTACGGACATGGCTATCATGTCGCCGTATTCGTCGAACAGGGGATAAAGTTCGTCGCCGAGCATAGGGGAGAAGTTACGGCATCGGAGCTTCAGCGGCGACGAAAAGCCGTACAGCGTGTTCCGTTCCTCAATGGCATACCAGAGCGTAAAGACTTCGCACCCGGCAAACAGCATATTGAGCCGTTCGTTGTTCACGCTGTTAATGCGGTTGCGGTCGTATATGCTCTCAATGTATGCGGCAATCTGTTTCTGTCTGTCGTTGACCGGCGTGTAAACCCTTTTGGGAGGGATGCCCGTTACAAGCTCTGTCATGCGCTTTGTGGCAAGCCTTTGCAGGTCGCACGTAACACGGGTAACGTACTCTATTCCCTCGTCGGTCACGATGTCCGGGTATTTCTGTTTGTTCATTACCGGGTGCTTGGTAGGGTCGAACTGTTGCACCAAACCGAACCGCCCCGACCACACCGGGACGACGATCGTCTTTTCTTTTAAGGCTGCTATTTTACTTTCAGCCGAGTTCTCGGAGTTCAAGATTTCTTCGATTGTCATAGCTATTCCGTTTTTATTGATGATTGATTATCTTCGTATTATCTTCGACAGCCTGTCAAGGTCTATCGGTTGCCTGTTTCGTATTGGATAGAACGTGTTGGCGAGCGCGTCGAACTTGTCGGGGCTTCGCCCGATGCGCTGTTTGATGTCCTCTTTCGGTTCGATGAATATGCTGCCGTTGGACTTGAAGTCAAAGCGTATAGAGGTTGCTTCCTCGTCAAACTGTGCGTCAGGCGGAAGCATCGCACCCGTGTTGTTTCGTGGGTTGAGCCAGTCCCGGATGCACCAAAACAGGTAGGCTCGCATATTCAGGAACTTGTACTGCCCTGTAATATCCGTCAGGTCACGACCGCTACGGGCTTTGGCAGCTTCGCTGTACTTGCAGCTTATGATGAATTGCGCCTTGTCAAGCTCAATGCAGCGGCTGTAAACCCCTGCGCCCTCGCCGATGGTGTCAATGCTTACATACGCCTCAATCTGCCGACGGCGGTACGCCGCTATCTTCCCGGCTATGCCCATGTGGTCTGCCGCTCCGCCGCTGTTATGGGTTTGGAACGGTGCCACCCACGCACCATTGCGCTCGCAGAAGCAAGTGTTATCGCGTCCCATACCAGCCACGTCAACGCCGAGCATACGGGTGTCGTTGCCGAGCGGTTCACGTCCGTTAGCCTGTTTCCAACGCTCGTGCGCCAATTCAAGCCACTGCTCCGGGATAAGCACGTCGTCGGCGACTTTCGGGAACTTGCCGAGGACTTTCTTGCGGAAGTAGTCCTCCGGGCGATACCACCGACCCTCAAACTCGAAGTCGTCCATTTCAACGAGGACTTCGCTCTTGTCTATGGGCGTACACCAGTTTTCGACCTTATCCACGACCCACTCATAATCGACCTGACCCGGTATGATTATCCGTTTCTCCACCACGTTGGGTGCTGTTAGGTTGTTAAGGCTGAACCGTGTCCAGCGGTCGCCCTTTTGGCTCTTTGCGGCATAGCCTATCGTGGTGTTGGGGTTGAACACGAGCAATATGCGGCTGTCGCCTTGCAAGTTTCCCTCTATGGCGGCAAAGGTGTCGTCGCCTATACCTGTTGCCTCGGTAACGACGAACATCGTGTGTACGGCGTGGAAGCCCGACCAAGCCTCGTGGTTATGCTCGTCGGCTTTGAAGCCTGTCAAGAACCACTCGGCATAGTCCGTCCTTATGTCAGCGGTCGTCAAACGCCCCGGCAACAGTATGCCACGTGCTTTCGCCCGGTTGTAGAGGCGGCTTATTTCAGGCATCATAATGTTCTTTACCTGCCTGTCGGTCGGTCCTGTCAAAGCGACTTTCGTGTTCTCGGCAAGTTCCACCTCGCCGTTGGCGTTGCGCCTCCATCGGGGCGTAAGGTACAGGAATGACATAGCGGCACAGGCGGCGACAAAGTCCTTTCCCCTCGCTGTCCCGGAAGCCACAGAGGTACGCCTGTTGTGCTGTACGCTTGACAGGATTTCCTGCTGCTCTGGGTCGAGGTACACGCCAAACGCCTCGCTTACGAATTTATTCCAATCCGCACGCCAAGTGTCTATCAGTCCAAGACCTTTTTGCCGTATGATGTCTTTCCGTTTCTTCATTCCTTGAAATTTGCCCGTTTATTTGGCTTTTGTCGCCCTTTCTTTTCAAAAACAATAACTTATCCGTCCGAGCGGAAATAAAGCGTCTGTGGGGCTAAAAACAGCCTCATTTGCCGTCTGACTGTTCCGCTTCATCCAACATACCGCTCTCGATAAGGAACGAGGCGAACGACATACCGCCCTGTATGTCCTTTTTCTCCGGGGCATACAAGCCGAGCAGCTTGCGCCGTTCTGCGAGTTGCATACGGATTTCGGATATGTAGGAAGGGTCGCCAAGCCTGATTACCTCCGTTTCCGTCCGCTCTGTCTGATAGGTGCGTATGGAGGTCTGCCCTGTTTCGTTGTCACGGGCAGGAGAGCCTTTCTGCTTCCGGGCTGTTTTCGTGTAGTCCGTCTTTGACTTCTCCCACTGTTCCCACAATTCCCGGACGGTATCGTCAATGCGTTCCAATTCAAGCTGCAGGGCTGCGTCCATATCCTCGATACGGTTCTCGCGCCATTCTTCGAGCAAGCTTTGAATGTCGCTGTGACAAGTCGCTATGGAGTAGGTTTTCAAGTCAAGCCGCTTCATCACTTCGGACTGTATCTTGCGTATGCTGTAGCCCCGTTTGTAAAGCGTCGCCACGATTTCAAGCCGGGCGAGCTTTACCTGTTGCCGTTTCTTGTCTTGTGGTTTGCTCATATCGTCAATGCTTCAAACTGTCCAAATAGATAATTTTGTCATAATTCTCTTTCGTCATATAGGCGGTCAGGTCGCCGTCGTTATGGTCGTAGTAGTCGCAGATACGCTGCGCTTCTTCCTTGCCGAAAATGAGGTCAAGCGATGCCCGGAACACCCTGTACGCATAATCCCCCTCGCCGTGGCACTTCATCATACTGTACCTGTTCCTGATGATTAGGGTGTTCGCTTTGTTGAGCGTAAATGGAGAGGCGATGCACCCGAAAGGCTTGTCAGGCGTGAAATGTATCCGGCACAGACCGTCGGGCGATATGTGGGGACATTTGTGTGTCTTCTGGCTTGCACACAGCTTGCCGTCCTTAACGGTATATCCGAGTTCCTTTTGCCGCTCCGCTTCTTCGGGCAGCAGGGATATAAGCACTTTGTCAGAACCGGTGCAGCGGCTTCCGTGACATACGTTCCTGATGTAGTCCTCGGAGCAGCGGAACTTATGCTTTATCCATTTGCCGCTTATCTTGACCCTTACCATTCCGTCCTTGACTGGTGGTTCGTCTGCCTGTTCCGCTGCCGGATCGTGCGGACAACCCTCCGCCGTGGCTTCGCCCTCGCAGTCCTGCTCGAACCGTGAAAGCTCGTCCTCCGTAAACTCTATCTTCTTGAAGTGTTTGGGTATGTCCTTTGCCTTGCCTTTGTAGAACACAAGGATATTTTGGTGCATCTTGGCGACCTTTCGGCTATCCATGTACCGGGATGCCCGTAAAGCCGTGCTTGCGCCCGTTTCGATAAGGATAAGTTCGTTATACAGGAGCATTCCGTTTTCGCAGAATATCCGTTTGACATCATCGACAAAGTTGTAATATCCGCCTGTTTTCTTGTTGCGGACATCGCCCACGACGATAACGGCGAAGCGGTTTTCTTTCAGGCAGGTTATCGCCCGTGAGAAAGCGTTTCGGAGTATGCTTATAAAGCCCTCGTAGGTGTCTTGGTTGCTCGCGTCGTTTTCCTTGTCGCTGTAAACTTCCAAATCGTAGTACGGCGGACAACTGAAAAGCATGTCTTGGCTGTCAGGGCTGAAATGCGCCGCCACGTTCTGACCGTCGTCGCAGATGTACCGTATCGGCAAGTCGCGACCCTCGATGACACGGTTGTTTATATCGACCTGCTCCTGCCTTAACTCTATGCCTGTGAAATTGTGTCCGCACATTCCGAATACAAGACCCTTTTGGGTATCTCCTGCGAAGCAGTCGAATATCGTCGAACCGTCGCCCGGCGTGAACCACTTGCAGCAGATTTCCGACAGCACGGGGTCGAACAGTGAAACGCCCTGTGACAGCACTTTTTTCGCCTCACGCTCTTTCACTTCGTCCGGCACGTACTTATCGAGGTATTCCTTGAACGACAGACCGAGTTCCTCCCTGTGCTGACGGGTTTTCTGATACAGGTCTTTGTACTTGATTTCAGGCGATTGTATAAGCGTATCGCTCCGGCTCTCGCCCATATCCCCGATAAGCTCACGCCACATCTTTTTCCGGGCTTGCCAATATCCTTTCCGGGTGTCGAGGATAGAGAACGGAGGGACGACAAAGCGGTCGTTCAGGGTTGTCTTGGGTTCGCTTCCTCCCTGCATTTCTCCACCGCCGGAGCTTTCCCCGGCACCGTTCTCCTGCCATACGTCCACGCCCCAATCCACGAGGTCGTCGTTGTCCCACTCGTTGGCGAGGGCATCCATGTCCCACTCACCGAAGCCGACGTTATCCTTGATGATAAACTCCCGTTGCTCTGCGTCTGTCAGTTCGGAAGCCTTGATAACGGGTGCTGTCGGCTTGTCTTTCCACCGCAGCCAATACTCAACGAGGTTGTCCTGTTCCGCCTGTGTCTTTTTCTGAAAGTCACGTATGCCGGACAAACGGTCTTTCAACTCGTCCTCCGACATGTCGGCTATGGCTGACAAAGCCCGGTAACGCATATTGCCTCCAAGGGCAACCATCGTGTTATCTACGACGATAGGTCGGAGGTCGAGCATCTTCGGGAGGGCGAGCAGGGAGTTTATCAGTTTCTCGAATTTGTCGTTCTTGATAATTCGAGGGTTCGCAGCGTTCAGTTCTATCTGCGACAGGTTTACCAGTTCTGTTTTCATAATTCCCAAGGTTTATCGTTCTGAAATTCCCCGAACAGCCCCCAACGGCACATAGAGGCGTAAATGGGCGTGTCGAGCTTGAATGCCCGGCGCAGCTCTGTCGGGTCGATAGTCTGTGTGCCCTCGCACAAGACATTGCCGACAGCGTCGCAAACGGAAATATCTACTTCCTGCTTTCCTATGCAACAGGCGAGGGAAGTGTACACGTCGCATCCGTATTCTTCTGCGTACTGCCTTGCCAGCTTCCGGGCGTAAAGGTTCAGCGTGAGGTCAGCCTTGCTTCCGTCTTTGGTCCATGGCGAACCGCCACCGATACGGCAAGCACCTCCGTAGAAATCAACTGCGAGCTTACGCCCTGTCGTTCCACAGTCCGCTATCGGGCTGTGCTGCACGTACCGCCCTGTCCCGTTGATGATGATTTCACATCCGTCACTGGCTATTCCCCCGGCATGGGCTACCCCAAGCATGTAGTCTCGCACAGGCTTCTCGTCTGTACCATCCAACAACGGGATAGCCACGATAAGTTTCTTTATCTCCCCGTCGTCGGCAATGACCTGCGCCTTGATGTCAAGCCCTCCGACACCCGAATCGAACAGGTGCTTGCAGATGCGCTTGGCTATGGTATGCTCGTATGGCATACCGCACGTCGAACGGTCAAAGGCGCAATATCCGAAGAAGATGCCTTGGTCGCCCCAACCGTCAAGCCCTTGTGCGATGTCGGGCGACTGTTGGCTGATAAGCGTTGAAACATTGAGCATATCTCCGCAGATGGTGTTCTCTGCGCCCCATTTCTGCTGATACCTACGTGTGTACCCGATTTCGTTCACGGCTTCACGGACGAAGCCTGCAATATCCTGTGAGGAGAAATGGTGTTTGCTCGATACTTCTCCGCCAAGTGTTACTTGATGCCCTTTGATTTGAACCTCGACCGCATACCTTGTTTGTGGGTCGTGTTCGATGTATCGGTCTAACAGGTACTGCGAAATGTAATCCGCCACCTTGTCAGGGTGTCCGAGTGATACGTACTCTGAAAATTTAATCATGGTCGTTACTGTTTGATTGTTAATGGCACAAAAGTAGCCAAAATGATTATAATATAATCACATTAAGGCAAAAAAGGGGCTTTTTCGGGGGTATTTAGCCCCCAAATCGCGCTTTTTATGAGATTTATAGTCGATAGCTTGTAAAGCTCGTCCGGCGTTGTCCTGAATACTCTCCAGCCCATGAGCGTGGCGGTGTTGTACTTCTCGATGTCTCCAAGAAATCCTTTCGGGGAGGTGTGCCGTCCGCCCGTCCATACACCGCCCTCAACCTCCAACGCTATCTTATGCTCCGGGATAGCGTAATCAAACCTCCAACGCCGGGTAGGGTGGAACTTGTACTCCTTGACGCACTCAACCTTTAAGTCTGTCCGGCAGATTGTGGTAAATACATCCCTTATTTGATACGAATTCCCCGTCTGTCGGCTTTTCTTTGTTTTCGTGTTAGGTTGCCTGTTCATTGTAAGAAAGTTTGAATTTGGGGCGCATTCAACGCCAAGACGACAGAACGGGGATTGCTCCCCGAACTGCCTCCTCGTGCGCCCCGGTTGATACTCTAAAACGGCAGGTCGTCATCGTCCACAACCACCGCAGAGGTGTCTATGGGTTTCGGGCTTGCCTTAATCTCGTGCATGCCGCCGAGGATGGGGGTGCTGTTCCGTTCTTCCTCGGTCATTGCGTCGTACTGTTCTTTCGGGAGCGACACCCTGACGCAGTGTGTGTCGTTGTACCGGGCTTCCCTCATTTCGATAGCCGTCATATTCAGATAACAGCCCTTTTCGCCGAGGAACATTCCGCTGTCCTCTATCGGGATAATGAGGCAGCGTTTCACTGCGCCCGTCCGTCCTTTCAGGTCTTTCACAAACGCCCCCTTAACTTTCAGGAGGTCTGCCTTGATGCTGTAATTTGCCATTTTTTGTCGCTTTAATCGGTTGAAAATACGGTTTGTTAATAAAAGTTCGGAACATTTGCGTTCAACGGTTTACCGCCCTGTCAATGGGGTTTCCGCCTCCTTTTCGGGTTGCTCCGTACCCGGTGCCAATAGGGTTTCCGGGTGCAGGGTTTCTGTGCGTGAAGCCTCTCCCGGTAGGGTGGGTACGTGCGCCGTTTCCCCTTAGCCGGGTGTACCATAAACTCTTTAAGACGTTCCACCACGTTTGTTATTGCAAAGTCCTCCGCCATGTCCTTTTGCATTCGGGCTATTGCCTCCAAACATTCTTTTACGGCTTGTTTCAGCCTTTCGGAAGCCTGTTTTAGCTTGTTTTTCAAGTCACTGTCATTCATTACCCTGTCCTCCTGTTTGGTTGTCCCGTTCCTCGTAGTCTATGTAAATATCCTCGACCGTCCCGGTTTCCGAGCGGTGGAAACGTATGCGGCTGATGAGTATGCCGCCCTGTTCAAACTGCTTGTTGGCGGCGGCAAGGAAGCTGCGAACTTCCTCAATGCTTATCTTCCTGTCCATCTCCGTTGCATATTGTTTGTTCCCGTTCTGTCACGACCGTTTTCCCGACCATGTGCGTATGGTCGTACTCCACACGCCCGGTTCTGTTCGTGAAGTATATCCTCTCCCCGGAATCACGGAAGCGGTAAACGCTCACCCCGTCCACTTCGAAGAGCTTTTCGACGACGAAAGTTCCTTCGGAAGCGTCTTTTATTTCAACTCTTTTGCCCTGTTTGGCGCACCCTGCCAGCAGGATAACCGCGAGGGCTGCTGTGATGATTGTCTTTCTCATAATTCTTCAAATTGTTTGTATAATTGATTGATTTTTATCCTGTAATAGTCTTTTATCGCTGCCTTTATATCGCCTTTGGCTTCCTCTGAAAACTTGTAATATCCGCCCGGAGTGAAGCCGCCGTCCATATCAGGCGTTTTGTAATAAATCTCGTCTGTCTTTTCGACGTGTTCTATTTCCCTGTTAAGCCGTTCAATCTTATTCATGATTTCTTTGGCTTTTTCGTAGGTTTCTTTCTTCATCGCTTTATCCAATTTTTAAGTTTGTTGATGTAAGTCGGTGGAACGTAGTAGTTAAACTCACCCCGTTTAAGTGCGTTTATTTCGCCCTGTACGGCTTGAATTTTCCTGTTATGTTCCTTGCTTGCATAGTTGAACAAATCGTCCTGTACAGGCGTATTTTCAAGTCTTTTCAGTTTCGATTCCTTTGCCCGGAGCAGCGTTTTGCTTTTTTTCTCGATGTACTCCTGCCCTTGTTTCAAGGTCTGCGCACAGGTTGTCAGTTCGACTTTCAGGCGTGGATTATTAACCTTAACGAGAGCGGCAAGGTAGTCAAAATACCACCGCCATTGTTCGATAATCCACATCGGCAGCTTGTTGCGGTAATAGATAACCTCCCAATCGTTACAGCCTTTGCGAATGGTTATCTTGACGCAGATTTGATTTATATCACCCCATTTACCCATTTTGACCTCCTTTCTTCAATTCAGCAATTAGCGCATCGGCAAGCATTATGGCAGCTTGTGCAACATCGTTACAATTATTTTCTACATCCTCTTTCGTTGCCGTAAAACCGAACAGTATGCCTTGCATTACATCTTTGGCTATCTCGTACCGCCGCTGCTCCCAGTCAATGTCCTTTTCAAATTCGAGAGCGTACATTGGGAAATCCCTGCCGTCTTTCGACCTGTATATCGTGATTGTACTGCGAAATGAACCTGCAGGCTCCACTTCAATTATCTCTCCTGTGATTTTGTTCTTGGCTTTCATATCGTTTTTCTGTTATATGGTTAAAACGGACAGTCCTCATCGGTGGGCATCGGCAGATCGTCGTAACTGTCCCAATCGAACTGTGCCGCTTCCGCTGCGTCCTGTAACCGTCGCTTTTCTTCTTCAATTAAATGGTTGCTGTTATCCCAAACAGGCTCTTGCCCGTTGGTATATGGCGTGTACCGCCCGTTGTTCAGGTTGTATTTGAACAGTGCTGTTCCGCACTCTCCGAGGTGTCTGAACTTCACCTTTTGCACGTGTACTTCCACCGTGTTTTCAATTCGGTTACGGTGTACCACGATACCGAAGTCTGCTTTGTTGTTGAAATTCGCCGAGCCGCTGATGTCGTACAGCGTCGGTGCTTCGATTACTCCGTCCTTGTTCTTGGGCATCTTCGTCGGGTGCGCCATAAGGATTATCAGCACGTCGTTCAATTGTGCGAAGTTTGTCAGCTTGTCAAGCAGCCGGGATATGTACTTTGTTTCGTTCTGCCCCTCGCTCTCGTCTTCAAGCCTGTTGTACGGGTCGATTACAAGAGCCTTTATACCACGCCGCCGGACGAGGAATTTCGCCCGTTCAAGTATCGTGTCAAGCCTGTAATCGTTGTGGGGAGCGATAAAGAAGAAGTCCGTTTCGAGGTGTTCCTTGACCTGTTTGTACTCCCCGAAAGTGAGGTGCTGCTTGTCGAACTTCTTGCCTGTGAACTTCTCTATCAGCTTCGAGGCGTGGTAGGCGAGTGGTGCGTTTTCCGGGCTGAAATAAGCGAAACGCCACCCATAGCGCATATTCAGACGCTCGGCTATCTCGTCGATGAACTCCGACTTTCCGCTGCCCGGTATGCCTGTAACGACACAGAGGCGTTTCGTTTCAAAGGATAACAGGCGGTCGAAATTCTCGTGTCCTATCGTCACGCCTTTCTGCATTCCGTACTCAAACAGAGCGTCAAGAGACTGCTCGAAGTCCGATACCGTGAAAATGCCCTCAATCTTTATCTCCGGGGCGTTGGCGAGGCATTGCAACAGGCTGTCACGCCCATATTTCATCAGGTGTTCGTTGGCATCCTTGCAGCCCTCCCCGTATTCAAGAACCCGGCAGCGTTCAGCCCCGAAGCGTCGCACAAGCTCATCCCGGAGCATAACGCCTTTTGTGTCGGTGTCGGAGGCCATGAAAATCGTGTCCTTGTCGTCGAAATAGTCCTCTATGTAGTCGTCAAGGTAGTCGAGGTTGGCGTTTGCCCCGTTGGGTACGCTTACAACGTCGTGTCGTCCGCACTCATAGAACGACAGGGCATCCATTTCGCCCTCCGTGATGATGCACTCCTTGCAGCCTTTGATAGCGTCGATGTTGTACGGCAAGAGTTCCGCCCCCGACACGAGCTTGAAGCACTTGTCGCCCGTTCGGTATTTCGTGTTCACGAGTTCCCCGTTGTGGTAGTAGTTGAACTGCACCGTGTTCGCCTGTCCGTTCTTTTGGGGCATCCACTCGCTGCCCTCTGTTATCTTCATAGCCTCGACCGTCGCCCGGCTTATCCCTCGCCCGGCGAACCATGCGAGAGCCTTTTCGGAAAGTGCGGCGTTGCCTGTATGCGTGGGCTTCTTGTACACGGGCTTCTGCCGCCGTATGGGTGCGCTGTTGAACCACGGCTGGCGTTCCATCCACCTGCGCTTCTCCTGTTCGTCCGGCTCTTTTGCGCAACCGCTGAAACCGCAGTAGTGGCATTTGAACATACCCGTCGACAGGTCAACGGAAAGGCTCTTGTCACGCTTGTCGTGGCGTTGGTCACGGCATTGCGGACAATGCACCTTCACGTTGCCTGATGTACGCCCGTAGGGTATCTTTATCCCGTATTTCTCCCAATTCATCATAACAGAACCCATTTAGCCGTTGCACTATCCCAAGCGTGTTTGTCGCTCGGTCTTGGCGGTGCGTCCTGCGGTATGGTCGCCTTTCCCGAACCGTATGTACGCCGTCCTGTCTCTTTGTCGATGTATTCGCCGACACCGAGTTTCGCCCGGCTGTCATCAGCCTGTGTCTGCGCCGTTCCCCGTTTGTTGTCATAGTTGCCCTCCATGACCTTGATGCTGTTTCCGCTGTTGCTGAACAGCCAATCGAACGTCGCCACCCACTGATGGCTGTTACTGCCTTTGAGGAAGTCGCTCGCCTGTATGCGCCGGAAGATGTCCTCTGCCGTCTGCATCCACACGTCAGGCGTTTTGCCCCACTCGTCGCAGCGGCATTTGATTTTCTGCCTCCTCGCCTCGCTCAACTTCTGCACCTTGGGCAGAGAAACGCAGACAGAGTTCCACAGGTCGGCGATACCCTGATAAGGGTATTGTATATTCTTCTTTTCTCTATTTTCTTTTTGTTTACTCTCTTTTTCTCTATTATTGTTTACTATACTATGGGGGTTATCGCCGTGATAACTATCATTATCTGATGTTTCCGCTTCGTTATCCCCGTTTTTATATTGTTGTCGCCTGTTTATGAGGCGAGCGAGGCGTTCCCTGTCCCGTTTGCGTTTCTCCATGAGAGAGGCAAAACGGCGTTGGTGCGCCTCGCTGTACAGGTGTTGGTCGTCGGTCGTTTGGAGAAGCCCTACCTTGCAGCAGTAGTCCACGATTTCCTCCAAAAGCTCGACAGGCACGTCAAAATCCGCTGCGAGCAGTTCCCGGTTCAATTCGTTGTAATCTATCTCAAAATACTCCCCGTCCGTGAGGGATTCAAGGATAAAGCACCACACGGCATACCCCGTATGCTGGAACTTGCGGCGCAGGGCTTTGACCTTTACGTCGTTCCGCATGTCAGCGTCATGGCTGAAATACTCTGCGTTGTTTTTTTGAGGTCGTGCCATAATCCGTTCAGTTAAAAGTTGCTATGATTGATTTCCGCAGTTTCTCGTTCCGGGCGTTCCACTCGAAAGCCCGTATCATCCACTGCCTGTATTGGGGCGGAATGTCGGCTATCCTGTTGCCTTTGTACTTCCCGAAAGGCATTATCTCGATGGGAGCGTCAGCCCGTGCGTCGATAGCCTGTGTGTCCTCTCGTGTGTACTTCCCTATGTCGTGTATGGGTATGCCGGAGAGAAGTCGTCCTCCCGTTCCGAACATCCGCCACATCTTACCCTGCTCGAACCTTATATCCTCGACACGCCCGAAACGGCTCACGTTTCCGCCGAGGTCTATTATCAAGGCATCCTCCTTGCTCTTATCAATACGGGTGGCTCGCCCGATAATCTGATAATACAGGGCTATGGAAGCCGTAGATATTCCGAGGACTATGCAATCTATCCCCGTGTAGTCAAAGCCCGTAGAAAGCACTCTTACGTTGAAAATAACCCGGATCTGCCCGGCTCTGAAACGGTCTATCACGTCCGCACGTTCCCGTTTGTCCATGTCGCCGTAAATCACGGCAGAGTTCTCATACCGTTCTGACAGGTCGATAGCGTCCTGTACGGAGGGAGCAAAGGCGAGTATATGTTTCCGTTCCGGGTGGCGGTCGAGTGCGTCGATGATAGCCTGCGTACCGCCGTTGGCTTCGTATGCCTGTTGTACGCTTTCCTCCGTGTATTCGGATTTTGAGGTGTTGAATACCAACAGGCTGTCGTCAAAGTCTGTTGTTTCATACTGCAGCTTGCTCCAATATCCGAGCTTAACCATTTCCGACACCTGCCCGACATGGATAATCTCCTTGAAGAAGTTGCCCTTTTTGCTCCGGGAGGTCAGCATAACGAGCTTTGAGAACGTTCCGCCGTCCCGGTCCCGGTTCGTCTGCAACTTTACAGGCGTGGCGGTTATTCCGAGTACGTGCGTTATGCCGCTGTCTTTGAGGAAGCGTCCGAGCATACTGTCTGCCTCACGGGGGTAAAGGTGTGCCTCGTCGATGAGCATCTTCGTGAAGCCGTACCGCTTGAATTCAGCCCCAAGGTTTTTTATTGAGCCTATCGTGACGTAGGTTATTTGTGCTATCTCCTTGCGCCCGAAACTCGCGCTGTAAATCCCGGCATTCGAGCCGAAATCTCCGCATAGGGTGCAATACTTCAAATAGTTCTGCTCCAACAACTCCTTTGAGGGCTGTAGGACTATCAGCTTGTCGTTGCTGTTCTTGGCTACGTATGCGGTCAGGATTGACTTGCCCCAAGCCGTGGGCAGTACAATGAGGCTCGGCTTCGGCTTCGCCTCCTGAAAGAACCGAATAGCCTTTTCTATCGGTTCGGCTTGGTTTTCCCTGAGTGTTATCATATCGCTGTTATAAGGAAAAGCCCCGTACTTAGGGCTAACCACGCATAACAGCTCGCGTTGGAACGCCTTTCGGCTGCTCCACCCATATACAAGGCTTTTATTTTCTATGTAGTTTATACTGTTCATCTTTCGGTTATTGCAAATATACGCTGATTACATTATAATCACTTCAAGTCCATAGGAATTTTTAACCGGGCAGTTAATTCTTCCTTTGAAAGCGGCTGTTTCGCTTCCAATACACGGTGCAACTTCATCGCCAACCGCTTCGTGTTGTACGTCTTGTTGTCAGTCCCTTTCATGTTCTCGCACATCAACTCGATATAGCGGAGGATGTCGTCCCGTTGCTTGTTTGAAATGATTATCATCGTCTTTTCGTTTTAGGGTTATTTCAGGAGGAAACGCCGTGCGCCCTGTACCTCTCTCGTGAACTCCGCAGCCATGTCGGGGTGCGCAGCCTTGAAAGCCTTGTCGTCGAACTTCATCGACGGCTTCGGGGCTTTCCATGTGGCGAGTGTCTGACCTCCGTAGCTGATAGCCTCTGCGTCGCCGAATGCGACCTTGATTTTTCCCTCCAAAGCCGCTTTCCTTTCTTCAAGCTCTGCAAGCTGGTCTTTCAGCCCTTTCAGGTCTTTGTACGCTTCAAACACTTCGTCGTTTACCTCGACAATCTTTCCGTCCGTGTGGCGGTTGTATTTCAGCAGAACGTCCTGTACGGATTGTGCCGTCGGCTCTTGTTTCCCGATGATGTTGTCCGTCCAAAATCTCTCGACCTCCTCAACGAGCCAAGCGTAAAAGGCAGGGACAAGCTCCATATCCTTGAAGCCGAACTCACGACCGGAGCAGAGCCAAGCGAGGCTTCCCTGTTCAAGCTCCGCAACCCCGAGTTGGTATTGAACCTGACAGAACCAGTGCTTGGGCAGGTCGTTCTCGTCAATCTTCATCTGCGTGGTCTTGCACTCCAATATACCCTTGTTGGAGTTGTTCTTTGCCATGCCCGTAAGCCAATAGGTGCGGTCGGGGCTTACTTGGAGGTAGGGGCGTTCCTTGTTGGCGATAATCCAATCCCCGGCTGAACGCTTGATGATTTCCCGTCCCGTTTCATCGTGCCAAAACATGGCTACGGCATCTTCGAGGTAGTGTCCGGCTTTCATCGCAAAGGCTTCGTCCTTTGCAGGGTCAAGCCCTAACTTGCGTCTCCATAACTGATACGGGGTTTCCCAAGGGTTCAACCCGACAATCGTTGCAACCTCGCTGCTTCCTATACCGTTCTTACGGTGTTCGAGCCATTCTTCCCGGCTCTTGGGTCTGATAATTACGTTGTTCATATCGCTTTGTTATTTTGATTAAAATTCGTTTTTACGGGGCTTTCGCTTCCCGGATAGAGTGTCATACCATACAGGCGGTTATCGGCGGCGTACAAGGTTGAAATCAGCCCAAAGGTCAATAAACTGCTTGCCGCAGTAGACCGCTAACGCTTCGCTTTTCAAGCAAAGGCGAGGGCCGATGCGCGCCTTCGTATTCGAGGGGGCGTCAGTCGAGTCCGCACAGGCGAAGCCCGCATATCCTGTTTCATAATCGCCTGTGGATATGAGGTGTCGTTCTTGCTTTTCCTGTTCGTCCATATCCTCAATCTCCTGTGTAGTGTAGAGCCAAAACCAAGGATACCACCTTACCTCATCTTCTGTAAACTTTGGTTCCCAACCCTCATTCAAGGCGGCGCAGATAATGCGGAGTTTCAGGTAAGCATTCAAGTTTGTGTCAACGTCGTCAATAGCGTTGTATTGACATACGAGAGGGTGGCTTTTTCCAAGCTCCCGGCAAGCGTCCTCAAATGACTTGACCCGTTCCGTAATGTCCTTTGGCTTGAATGTTTCCTTGCCAAACAGGGCTTCCAATACTTTCATGGTGCTGTCTGCACCTGCTTCACGTGCCGTTTCGTAGGCGGCTAATACGTTTTCTTTCTTGACTTCCATATCGCTGTTACTTTTTGTTGGTTGATTGTTTCTTGTTGTCTTTCTCCTCCTTGATTTCGCCCGTTTCAGGGTCGACGTTCGCCGGAACAGCCGAAGCTGCGCCCGTAGCCTGCGCCATCGCCGCTGCCGCCTTTTCCTGCGCTGTGGTCGCCTTTTTTGCGGCTTCCTCCTGTGCCTTGGCTTCAATGGCAGGCTGTACGAATGCTTCCTGTACGGTGGTCGTTCCCTCCTTGATGGCGTTCCATGTCGCCCGGAGTTCAAAGAGGCGTTCCTTGTCAATCTCCGCAACGGTCTTGATGTTGAGATATTGGCAAATCATGGCTTCCGTGACCCCGGCTTTTGCGAAGTTTGCCAAACAGTTCTTACGGGCTGTCTCAACGTCGATAGCCTGTCCGAGAGCAACCTGTTTCACGTTGTTGATGATTTTCTTCGTTACCGCCTTTGGAATAACCGTCAGAACAGCGTTGCGGAATGCGATAGAGGCGGCGGCGTTTCCTGTCACGACCTGCATATCCTCGCTGTATGTCTTGCCGTATTTGTTGGTTATGCGGCGTTTCACTTCCTTGCTCACGGCAAAGTTCGTTTCGAGGTCGTGGCAGATAGCCTGTGCCGTTATCATACGCCCGTCGTTCCCGATGATGCGTGTCTGAACACGGAGGTTGCCCCAAGCCCCTGCGATGATTTCCGCCATACGGACTGACAGCCCCTCGATGATGTTGTCATTGCCGTTGGCGTCCTTTCGCCGGAGGACATAGAAACAATCCTCTGCCGTTTCCTTATCCATCGTGGCGTATGTCGCTATCTTGTTAAGACAGGCGGCGAGGTCACGGGGATACTGCTTTGCGGTGGCTATCTGAATGTCTACCTCCGCACGGTCAATTGCTTGCAGCATTTCAGCTTGCTTTACTTCGATGATTTCGTTATTCATTTTGATGTGAATTTATTTGCCCTCTGACAGGTTCGGGCGTTCCTTGGTTGTTTGTTTCTGTGCGAGTGAATACCGGGCGAACGTAACGGGCTTGCCTGTCACCCGGTTAATGCCTGTTTCCATCGTCTTTACGATGTCAAGCCCCTCACGGCGCAGGTCGCTTATCCTTGACGCGAGGCGATAACAGCCGAAGTCCCTTAACGCTTCAAGCCCGGTTATGCTGCCTCCCTCCAGGAGCCGCTGCCGTATGAGCTGATTGTGTGTTGATGCCTGTTTCATATCCGTTGTCATTTATGGGTTGCTACGTATGTGCTTGCCTTGCCCTGTATCTCTCCGTCCGTGAGGATTTTCGTGTCAAGCATCCACGCCTCCAACTCGGCTTTCTTGAAATACAGCTTGCGCTGCTTCTTGAAATGCGGTATCTTCTTTCCGCTTGTCAGTCGGTAGATGTGCCCGACGCTTAACCCCGTGAACAGGGCAGCTTCCTCGATGTTCAGAACCGTTTTAGACCCTATCAGGGTAAGTTCCGCTATGTGGTCGAGCTTGTTGCTCAAATCCTGTAATGTCGTATCTGCCATATCCTTTCGTTTTTAGATTTCATCGTCCTCGTCCAATTCCTCCGGGAGATACCCGGCTTTGTGCAGCCTCTTTCCGACATAACAGCATAGCAGCAGGCTCGCCATCGCCGCAACCTTAATCAGAAAGAACTCGCCGAGCGTCATGGGGTCACGTGGGTCTTCCTCTCCGGCGAGGACGATAAACGATAGAAAACCCCAAATGCCCAAGAACCATACAGCCGTCCATTGTACGGCTTTGCTCCTTTGTGTCTTACTCTTCTCCATAGTACAGTTCCGTTATCTGTCTGATTAAATTCTTGTACTTTATCATAAGCCTTATCAGGCGGTTGTTCTCTCCGTTCAACCGCTTGTTGGCAAGTTCGAGAGCTTTGATATACCGCTCGTCCGATTTACCGTTCCGGCATACCGTGATTTCAACATCAGCCATTTCAGGTTGCAGGTCGTCGTCAAAGCAGCTTATCGTCGTTTGACGCACCGTCTTTCGGGTTTTCTTCGTGGCTGTTTCCCCGTTCTGTTGTTGGGCTTTCCGTTCCCAATACGCCTCGACATACTTCTTGTTGTATTGGTATTTGAGCCTGTTTGCTTCCTTGCTTGCCATAGCTTACCCCTCCTGCATGTTTAGACGTTCCTCAACCCGGCGGCGGATAACGTATATCGTGCCGATACTGTGGATGCCGTATTTTTTCATTAAGTGTTCTGCAACGAGTGTCTTGCTCTGTCCCTTGACGGACATAAGGTCGTTGTATTCGTTGTAGATTGCCAAGTCGCGAGCCTCTCGCTCCGTTTGGCAGGGTGTTTTGAATACTTTTGCTTCCATTCTTTCGCTTTTATTTTCAATTTTACTTATTGGTTTATTTCCGATTTCGGAAACAATTTCATAACTTTGTGCGGTTATAAAACCGTAACACGCTGCAAATATAAACAAAGTTTCGTTTTCATAAAAAGAAATCGAAATCAAATTGCTATTTTAACAATAATTAAAAGTGGAAATGACAGATATACAGCGCATTAAAAAGGTAATAAATTGGCTTATCTTCCAAGATGTAGCCGAGAACGAGCGAGATTTGTCGGAGAAGATGGGTTATACAAAGTCCTCATTTTCACAGATAACTAACGGAAAAGTGCCTTTGTCTGACAAGTTCGTGAAAAACCTTTGCTCGTTTGATGAAAATATAAACGAAGTTTGGGTAAAAGAGGGAACGGGAACGATGTTCAAGAATAACCCGAACAGTGAAAACGGAGTTACTATCCCGGAGAGTGCCTGGAACGTGATACAGAAACAGACCGAGAGCCTTGCCGCCCGTGACAGGCAGATTGACGAGCTTATCGGCATGCTGAAAGACCAGATTCAAGAGTACAAAAAAGCGGTTGCCCGGTTGGACGGCAATGCCGCCTCTGCCGCTGCCGTGTAGTCGGTTGCGGCGTATGGGAGAGGAAAGTGCCTAAATACTGACCATTTAACGATACGGATATGAACAGCAGATTACAGGAGATAATCAAATACAAGACGGGAGGGCGCAAGACCGCCTTTGCGGAGCTTATGGGCTGGACACCGCAGTATCTCGCCAAACTTCTTAACGGTGAAAATTTCGGGTTGCAACCCGTGTTGTCAATACTTGAAAAGCTGCCGGAGATAAACGCCCGTTGGTTTTTGTTCGGGCAGGGCAGCATGTTGGAGATAGGCAAGATGTTCGACCTCCAGCGTGAAACGATGAACCATATACAGGAACTGCTCAACCTTGACAAGTACATACCTTATATGTCGCCGGAGGAACTTCATCAATTCGAGGAAGCCTTGACGACGGGCAAAAAGCCTGTTTTCAGCCCCGACACGCTTTCCAAATGGCAGGAACGGCTAAACACCCGTGAGAGTGAGATAAACGCGAAATTCGCCGAAGCAAACAAAAAATCGGAGGAACTATGCAGACAGAGGACAGCCAAAAAGTGATAAAGCGTTTTTTTGAAGCCCTGTACTATTTGAAAGACATGAAGATTATCCGGGGCAAGCAGACGTTTACAAACGAGTTCGGGATAAACCGTTGGAATTTGAACACGCTCGAAAAGGATATGTCGCGTGACATATTTCAGGTGTCGTGGCTAACCTATCTTGTGCAGAAGTACGGCGTTTCCTCTACTTGGCTTCTGACGGGCAGGGGAGAGATACTTGCGTTCAATAAGGACAAAAAGAAAGAGGGCAAAGCCGATAAATAGCCTTGTCCTCCTGCTCCGTT